CAGTACATGCGTGAGGCTCAGGCGGTGATTAATCGCTATGTGCGCCTGCGTGATGCTCACCTTGGCTGCATCAGTTGCGGGAAGCCTGCCAGTTGGCCAGGGCAATGGCACTGCTCGCATTTTCGCAGCGTAGGCGCCGCCCCGCACCTCCGCTTCAACCTGTGGAACATGAATCGTTCCTGCTCAATTTGTAACAACCATTTGAGCGGAAATATCGGTGCATACAAGCCGGCACTCATCGAGAAGATTGGCCAGGCCAAGGTTGATTGGCTGGAGTCGCACCACGCACGCGCCGGGCACGACATCGAGTATCTCAAACGACTGAAGCGGATCTTCTCGAAGAAGTGCCGCCGTATCGAATCGCGGAGGTTGGCAGCATGAGTATTCCTCACCGGCTTACAGCAGATCACCTTCGCGAACTCGTTGATTACTGCCAGGAGACTGGCCAATTTTTCTGGAAGAACGAAATTCGTGTTGGCTTTCACAAATCAGCAGTCGGGCACCGGAAGGGCGACAAAGCCGGGACCGCAAGGAAGTCCGATGGCAGGAACATCATTCGTGTTGAAGGAAGGACTTACCTCGGATACCGCCTTGCTTGGCTCTGGATGGTCGGCAGATGGCCTATCGGCGAGATCGATCACATTGATGGCAATCCAGTCAATGACTGCTTCAGCAACCTGCGAGAAGTCAGCAGGGGCATTAACCAACAGAACCTGCGCCGCGCGCTGAAGAATAAAAAGTCCAGCGAGTTCCTCGGGGTGTTTGCGAACAAGCCAGGCAGAAGACATCTCTGGCGGGCCGCGATTTCGCTCGACGGGAAGCAAAAATATCTTGGGTCATTCCTGACTGAGGACGAAGCCAAAGATGCCTATTTGACGGCTAAGCGAGAGCTTCATGCGGGGTGCACGCTATGAACCGAATTCAAGCCATCACCGCCGAATACCGCGCCAAGACCCGTGAGCTCAAGAGGGCTGCAGCATGATCATTCACTTGTACATCGGATTCATGTTGGTGCTGGCCGGCGGATGCCTTGAAGGTTGCCGCCGATTGATTCGCCGGGACCGGATTGCGCGGGGTGTGAAATGAAAGTCGTAGCGAAGCGTTTCGGTGATTTCTGGCGCGGCGACGGCTACATGCTCGCAGTCCATTTTACGGGCGGGTGGCTTTGTTTCGCTTTCAGACCGAGGCACTGGCATTTGCACTACGCGAAATTGTCAGTCAGGCCTTCGCGACGGCTGTACGTAGGGCCTTTTGAGGTTGAGCTAGTTATTACGCGGGTGAAGCCATGAAGTGGAGAAAAGACACCGAATGGAGGCTCATCTCCGACAGCGGCTACATGATCTGCAAGTATGTGATGAACGCCAAAAAGGACATGGCCTACGTCGCCCGGCTGCCCTCGGGGAAGATTCTGCATTCGGGCATGGACTACGAAAAAGCCAAGGCGGCATGCAACGAACATTTTGAATCGACACAGGGGATCGCAGCATGAGCGCACTCGACAAGCAAGTATCCGGCGACCACTACAAAGACCTGAAGATTCAGCCCATCGAGTACATCCATGCGAACGGCATCCCCTTCGCCGAGGGTAGCGTCATCAAGTACGTGAGCCGGTGGCGGTCAAAAGGCGGTATCAAGGATCTGGAGAAGGCCAAGCACTTTCTGGAGCTGCTGATCGAGCTGGAAAGCAAATCACTGCCGTGTGGCAATCCGGGAGCTCAGTAATGGCCGAACGCAAAGTCACGGACGAACAGATCATCGAAGCGCTGGCCACCAAGAGCGTGTCCGAAACCGCCAAGCACTTCGGCATGAACGTTCGCAGTATCGAACGGCGCAAGGCAAGCCTGGTCCGCAAAGGCTGGAGCCCTGAACACGACATGACTCACATTGTTCCGGACGGGTTCAAGCTGAAGGGGACTTCCAGCCTATACAAGGAGGGCGTCAAGGCGCCGGTACTTCAGTGGGTGAAATCGACAGCCGACGAGCAGCGCCAGCGCGAACTCATGCAGGCCGCTATCGAAGCTATGGGCGAAGACCTGCCCCGAATGGCATTCGCTCCGGCCCCATCCGTCTGCAATTCCGATCTGTTGAACTGTTACGTCGTCACGGACTACCACCTCGGCCTACTGTCCTGGCACGAGGAAACGGGCGCCGACTACGACCTTGGCATTGCCGAGCAGCAGCTCATCGCCTGGTTCGCCACGGCGATTCATATGGCGCCTGACGCAGAGATCGGCGTGTTCGCGCAACTCGGCGACTATTTGCACTGGGACGGCCTCGACGCCGTAACGCCGGCCAGCAAGCACCTGCTTGACGCTGACACACGATTCCAGAAGCTGGTTCGGGTCGCGATCAGGGTAACCCGGCGCGTCGTCGACATGCTGCTCACCAAGCACCAGCGCGTTCACGTTCTGATGGCCGAGGGAAACCACGACACCGCCAGCTCCATCTGGCTGCGCGAATGGTTCTCCGCCATCTATGAGAACGAACCACGCATCACCGTCGACCGCAGCCCCGATCCGTACTACTGCGTCGAGCATGGGCAGACCAGCCTGTTCTTCCATCACGGACACAAGAAGAAGCCGGCGAACGTGTCTGACGTCTTCGTCGCCAAGTTCCGCGACGTCTTCGGCCGCACCCAGCACAGCTACGCGCACCTCGGCCATCTGCACCACGTCGACGTCAAGGAGAACAACCTGATGATTGTCGAGCAACACCGCACCCTGGCTGCCCCTGACGCCTACGCAAGCCGCGGTGGGTGGATCAGTGGTCGTGACGCCAAGGTCATCACCTACCACAAGGCATACGGCGAGGTAGGGCGCCTGACCATCAATTCCGACATGTTGAAAGTGGGGGCCTTATGAGGGGCGCAGAAGATCTTTTGACTCATTGGGGCCGCTGGAGCCGTCAGCAGGTTGGCATCCCACGCTGCACCTCGCCGTCCTACGTCCTGATGCGCGATAACGTGGAGCAGACTGGCGGACTCCCGGACGCTGACATCACCGACGACGACGCATTGATGATCGATCGGTTCGTGGCGCTGATGGGTCGCAGGCGTCCTGACATGGCCGCATGCATCCGCGTGTACTACCGAGGGCTGGACAAGACCATGGCCGAGGTCGGCAAGGAGCTTGGCCTAGCCAGGCTTAAGGTACGAGAGCTGGTGATTTCCGGGCATGCATTCATCGAGGCGTGCCTCGAAATGAAAATGGCGGCCTAGAAAGGTCAATCTTCTTGACGTGTTAACATGGCCGTGGCATATTGCCCAAAGATGCGGTTTTACCGCTTCAAAACATTGGGTCCGAACAGCCTCTCACAGAAGCACAAATCGTTCGGCAAGAGCCTCGCCATCGTGCGGGGCTTTTTTATGCCTTGAATTTCCCGCGCTCCCCAGCGTTTGGCCGCTCACACCGGCCTTTTTTTATTCCCTAACGCCGAGACCCACGAGGCGCCTATGAGATCGCAAGCCATGTCAGAACCCGGACCGTTTACCGCTTTGGGTGGGATCGCGCTCTACAAGCTCGGTGCCTTCGGCTTCGTTGCGGTACTGGCTGCCATTGTCGTCATGGCGATGACCCTGCCAAAGACGGCTCGCGAGTTCGTTGTCGCAATGATCAGCACCACAGTCTCCAGTATCTGTGGAGGCGCCTTCATCGTGCGCTGGTTCGATCTTGGAGCCTGGGCCAACGATGACATCGGTCTGATTGCAATCGGCGGCATGATCTTCGTCAGCGGCCTTCCTGCATGGGTATTGGTCCGCGCCTGGTTCAAGTGGGCCGAGAAGCGCAAAGACAAGGATCTGGCCGAGTTGGCCACAGAGCTGAAGGACCTGCGCAAGACCGTCACCGGCGGGCAGTGACATGCCTCGCCAAATCAAGGTTCGCGCCTATCTCCCCTGGTGGTTCCGCACGTACGTCCGGGCTGTCTACGCATTTGCCTACATGGCGGGGCTTGAGGTGGATCAAGACGTCATCCTGGCTCAGGCCAAGCAAGTCACGCGTTACCGCGAGATCGAATAACTGAAGGATTCCAACATGACAACCAAGCCAGATTGGGAGGCGATCGAACGCGCCTACCGGGCCGGGTTGATCTCAGTCCGCGCCATAGGTGAGACGCATGGTGTAAACCACGCCACCATCCTCAAGCGGGCCAAGAAGGAAGGCTGGGCGCGTGACCTGACTGATCAGGTTCGAGCCGCAACCAAGCAGAAAGTAACCACAGCGGTAACCACTGGCGGTAACCAGAAAGCGCTGGTTACTGACGCTGAGATTGTCGATGAAGCATCCGATCAGGCAGCAGCGGTCGTGCTTGCTCACCGCGCCGGGCTGGCTCAATGGCGCAGCATCGCTGACAAGCTCGGTGCGTTCCTCGCTGAGGCTGACGTGAACGATGACAACCACAGCGACTTCGCTCGATCGTTGAACGCGGGTGTCGATGCTCAGCTCAAGGTCATCAAGGGTGAGCGTCAGGCATACAACCTCGATGAAGCCAGCGACGACGACAAAGGCGATACCGTAACGAGAATTGAACTGGTCGCGATGTAATGGCGGTCGCTCAACTCAAGATCCCTGAGAAGCTGATCCCGGTGTTCCAGGGGCCTGCTGACGTGCGTGGCGCGTTTGGTGGGCGTGGGTCAGCCAAGACTCGCAGCTTTGCCACGATGATTGCTGTGCGCGGCTACATGTATGGCAAGCAAGGCGTCTCGGGGATTCTTCTCTGCGGTCGCCAGTTCATGAACTCGCTTGCTGATTCCTCGTTTGAGGAGTGCAAGCGGGCGATCGAGGATGAGCCATTCCTCAATGCTTACTACGAGATCGGCGAGACGTTCATCAGGAGTCGCGACAAGCGCATCTGGTTCGCGTTCGCTGGCCTTGACCGCAACATCGCGTCGATCAAGTCCAAGGGCCGCATCCTGATCTGCTGGGTGGACGAAGCCGAGCCGGTCACTGATGACGCCTGGGTGACGCTGATCCCTACGCTGCGTGAAGAGGGCGAGGACTGGAACGCCGAGCTTTGGGTCACCTGGAACCCGAAGCGCAAGAAGGCGCCGGTCGAGAGCCGGTTCCGCACCGTCAAAGACGAATTGATTAAGGTTGTTCAGCTCAACTGGCGGGACAACCCGATGTTCCCGGGCAAGCTTGAACGAGAACGCGTCCGTGACCTTGAAGAACGCCCCGAGCAATACCCGCACATCTGGGAAGGTGACTTTGTGACAGCTCTCGCCGGGGCCTACTTCGTCAAGCATTTGACCAAGGCCCGCGAAGAGAGCCGCATCGGCTTCTTCCCGGCAGATCCGCTGATGACCATCAGGCTCGTGTGCGACATCGGCGGCACCGGTGCCAAGGCTGACGCCTTTGTCATCTGGGCCGTGCAGTTCATCGGCCGCGAGATCCGCGTCGTCAACTACTACGAAGTGGTCGGCCAGCCAATTGACGCGCACCTCGCATGGTGTCGCTCGCAGGGCTACACGCCGGACCGTGCTCAGTTCTGGCTGCCTCACGACGGCTCGACACAGGACAAAGTCTACGACGTGTCCTATGAGTCGGCCCTTGAGCGCGCTGGCTACTCGGTAACGGTTGTGCCGAACCAAGGCAAGGGCGCCGCGATGGCCCGCGTTGAGCGAGTTCGTGAGTTGTTCCCACAGATTCGATTCCACGAAGAAACCACAGAAGACGGTCGCTCAGCGCTGGGCTGGTACCACGAGAAGTGGGACAGCATCCGCGACATCGGCCTCGGGCCAGAACACGATTGGGCAAGCCATGGCTCCGATGCGTTCGGCCTAGTCTGCGTCATCTGGGAAGAGCCGAAAGAATCCCAGCCTCTGAATTATCCAAAGCTCAACAACGCATAAGGCACGCCATGACAAAGGGTCTGACAGAGGACGAACTCAAAGCCCTGGTCGGGGCCGAGATGCGCCAGTCGCTCGGGTATTCGTCGTCGAAACTGAGCCAGCAGCGCCAGAAGTC